GGTTAAAAAAGATACCTCTGCTCCTACCAAAGGTGCCGCACCGGCAGAACCTATGCAAAAACTTGCTGCAGATAAGCACATGAAAGCAGAAGGTACACATGACGGTGAAGACGAAAAGAAAAAAGAAGACGATAAAGACGAAGACGAAATCATGGAAATGCCTAAAACTAAATCTGGTATGATCCAAGCAATGTATGACAACATGAACAAAATGAAGAAAGCAGATATTGCTTCTGCTTACGGAAAAATCATGGCTGCAATGCATGGTGACGAGAAAAAAGAAGGTATGCATGATAAAGAAGACGAGAAAGAAAAGAAAGTAAACAAAGAAGCTGTAGATCAAAGAGTAAAATCTATTGATGTATCAGATGATGTAAATGCTTTAGTTTCTGGAGACGATTCCCTTTCGGAAGAATTTAAAACAAAAGCTGCTACAATTTTCGAAGCTGCTGTTAAGTCTAAAGTGAAAGCTGAAATCGAAAGATTAGAAGGTGAGTACGCAACTGAATTAGACGAAGCAAAAGCAGGTGCGAAAGAAGAGCTAACAACTAAGGTCGACAACTATCTCAACTATGTTGTAGAACAGTGGATGGCTGATAACGAACTTGCTATCGAAAAAGGTATCAAGGGCGAAATCGCTGAAGACTTTATTGGTGGCTTAAAGCAACTATTCGAAGATCATTACATTGATGTTCCAGACGAAAAATATGATGTCTTGGAAGCAAAAGAAAAAGAGCTTGAAGAAATGAAAGCTAAAGTCAATGAAATGACAGAGAAGTCAATCGAAGACAAAAAGTTAATCGAAGGATATACAAAAGACGAAATCTTTGAACAGACAGTAGAAGGATTAGCTGATACTGAAAAAGAAAAGATTAAATCTTTAGTAGAAGATGTATCTTTCGAAAATGCTGACGCATATGCTAAGAAACTTTCTACAATTAAAGAAAGTTATTTTGGTACAGCGAAAGCACCTGAATCAACTGAAAATGTTGATACAGTAAACCAAGATTCTAATGATGGTAACACAGTAGCGGATCTATCAGATTCAATGGCTCGCTATACGGCTGCGATCAGTAGGGGTAAAAGTAGAGATATCTACGGAAAATAAAACTAAGGAGAGATAAACGAAATGTTTAATTCGCAAAACTTACAGGAAAAGTGGGCTCCGGTTCTTGAGCATGGCGATCTACCAAAAATAGATAACCCTTACAAGAAAGCGGTAACTGCTGTTATCCTTGAAAACCAAGAAAAAGCTGCGAAAGAAGACAGAGCATTCTTAGGTGAGATTGCAAACGTAACAGGTGACGCTGCCGTAGCAAACTGGGATCCAATCCTAATTTCACTAGTTAGAAGAGCTATGCCTAATCTTATCGCATACGATATCTGTGGCGTTCAACCAATGACAGGACCAACTGGTCTTATCTTTGCAATGAAGTCCAGATTTACTTCAAACTCAGGCACAGAAGCATTATTCAATGAAGCTGATTCAGATTTCTCTGGAACAGGTACACATTCTGCTTCACTAAATCCTGGTCTGATGAACGATACTACAACTAGCGTAACTGCTGGTACTGGTATTGCAACAGCAACTGCTGAAGCTTCTTCATCATTCGCAGAGATGGCTTTCAGTATTGAGAAGTCAACTGTAACAGCTAAAACTAGACAGTTAAAAGCTGAGTACACAATGGAACTTGCTCAAGACCTTAAAGCGATCCACGGTTTAGACGCTGAAACTGAACTTGCTAACATCTTATCTGCTGAGATCCTTGCTGAGATCAACAGAGAAGTAGTAAGAACAATTTACGAAAAAGCGAAAAAAGGTGCTAACATTAACACTACAACTTCAGGTACATTTGACTTAGATACTGATTCAAACGGTAGATGGTCTGTTGAGAAGTTCAAAGGTTTAATGTTCCAAGTAGAAAGAGACGCTAACGTAATCGCACAAGAGACAAGAAGAGGAAAAGGTAACATCATTATCTGTTCTTCAGACGTTGCTTCTGCTTTACAAATGGCTGGTGTATTAGATTACACTCCTGCTCTTAACAACAGTCTAAACGTAGATGATACTGGTAATACTTTTGCTGGTACATTAAACGGCAGATACAAAGTGTACATTGACCCATATGCGTCAAACAACACAGCTGCTCAATACTTTACTGTTGGCTACAAAGGTACTTCACCTTATGACGCTGGTATGTTCTACTGCCCATATGTTCCACTACAAATGGTGAGAGCAGTTGGCGAATCTACATTCCAACCTAAGATTGGTTTCAAGACTAGGTATGGTTTAATCAGAAACCCATTTGCAGAATCATCTGCTCAAGCTTCTGATGTAGGAACAGACCAAGCAAACATCTATTACAGAATGGTTAAAGTAACTAACTTAATGTAATATATCGTTTGTTAACGAAATTAAGAGGGGGCTTTAACGCCCCCTTTTTTTATTATAAATACTAATATATGACTGACACAACATTATCAAGTAAACAACCAAGTGGGTCTGGATTAGATTATGCAGATCCTACAAAGTTTAAGTTTCAAATAACAAAACTACCTAGAGTAGAATTTAATTCTATTCAAGCAAATATTCCCGGTATAACATTAACAGAAATAAATCAACCAACTAGACTTATGCCTGTAAGAATACCAGGTAACGATATGACATTTGAAGACTTGAATATAACATTTATTGTAGATGAAGATTTGACTAATTATCGTAGTGTACATGACTGGATGGCTGGTCTTGCACAAATGGATAGTGATGACAAATATCGTGCCTTGATTACAGAAGGTAGTGATAGAATGCCTTTATCACAACAAGCAAATCTTACTGACGCAGGTAGAGTGACAAGAGCCACTAATGATGGTGCTATATTTTCAGACGCAAAACTTATAACATTATCAAATAGAAATATACCACTAATAGAAATAACATTTAGAGACACATACCCAAAAGCATTATCTGCTTTAGACTATAATCAAAATGCAACTGATATAGAATATCTACAAGCAACTGTTACTTTAGGTTACAAACTACACGAATATACGACCCCTTTTTAGTTTACTATATAATACAAAGGATTAAATTATGACACTTGATGAACTTCAGGCGAAGGCCGAAAAAGATTTGAAAATTGATGATACTGAACTAGATTTAGAAAGTCTAAAGACACCACAACTTCATTCTCAATATCTTAAAACTTATTCTACATATGCTCTCATGCTTAAAAAAGCAGAGGGTGATCATTCACAACTACATCTAAAAAAGTGGTTGTTCTATACTGGTAAAGCAGAACCTCAAGAATATAAAGATAAAAATTTTGATTTAAAAGTATTAAGACAAGATGTTGATAAATTTATTGACGCTGATGAAGATATAATTAAGTCTAAACAAAAAGTAGAATATTTAAAACAAATATGTGGTTACTGTGAAAGCACACTAAAACAAATAAACAATCGTACATTTCAAATAAAGAACGCAATAGAATGGAAAAAATTTACTATGGGTAGTATGTAATGAGTAAAGAAGATTTAAAACGCATAGAAAAAAAGATAGATGATCTTAACAAAAAATTAGATATTCATATTGATAAGATATGGAAAGTATATGAGGCATTGAGAAATCCTATTAGGGTTGTTTCTAGAATGTTTAAAAAATGATATTTTGTATAGGTAACGGAGAAAGTAGAAAAGACTTTAATTTAGAACGATTAAGACCATTTGGTAAAATATATGGTTGTAATGGTTTATATAGAGACTTTACACCAGATGTATTAGTCGCAATGGATTACAATATATGTCACGAAATATATCGTAGTGGTTATGCTTTCAAACATCCTGTTTATTTAAAACAATGGGAAAAGAACCCACATACTTTATATGAAAAGTTATTTTATCCTGAAACTGTTAAAAAGTTTATAGGTGATGTGGATGTTGAAACACATACAGATGAACATGAATGGCCTGGTGAAAAGAAAAGATTTTTTGTATGTTGGGCAAACAATGCTGATTTAATGAAAGAGTTTAGAGAAAAAAATAAAGATTGGCATGAAGATGATTTTAAATTACACTTTGGTGAGGATCAAGAAGGATATAAAATAACATGGACAAAGAAAAAAGACAAAGTAATGGGGTTGGGCAAATACAAAGACGAGAAAACAAACGCAGGTGTATTGATT